TCATAATCTCTGTACATTTCAACGCCCTAACTAATTCATAGTCAAGGCGCATCTTTTGTTCGTGTTTACGAGCGATACCTTTACAGGTTTCGATCATGCCGCCATCTAGCGGTACTGAGAAGCTAACCTGCGCTCCCCAGTTATTACTTTTAACGTAACCACTAGATTCCATAGGGGTTGTATCGTTACCCATATAGAATGGTGAAAACTGCATGGTTGTACCGTTGCAGCTGTTATTACCACTAAAGTATTGTCTTGACGGTGCACCATTGTTCTGGAACTGTACCGCCTGATTAGTCACGTTACCTGTAGCTGCTGCAACAGGACTAGATGTATTTTGAACTTTAGGATCTTCTGCGTAAACTGGGCTTACTGCGAGAAGATTGATAATGAGGTAGTAGTAGAAGACTGCTGAATAGTTTCGTCGATGTCGATTGTTTCGATTACCCCTGCTGCTCTGGTTACAACTTCTAGTTGAAATTGATCCCCTGCAGTATGTACTGAATAAGTTGTGGAGCTGTCTAAGATATCCCCACTTGGTGTTACGTTTGTTCCTGACCATGATGAATAAGCACCACCAAAGACTTCAGTCGCAATTGTGCGATCGATATCAATAGTGGTGGTAGTGGTTGATTGCATTGACCCCTGTGTAAAATTAGGAGTCACTTGTGCTGTAGCTGGGCTAGCCAACATTAAAAGTACGAGTAAGCGTTTCATTCTTCTTTCTTTTTAGGATCAGAGGATTTACTGTTGGACTTATTATTAGATGTAGATAGACCGAATGTAGCGAGTGCACCTGTAAAAATAGAAGCAGGGAAAGTAATATCCCCACCAACGCTTTTTTTAAACATAGGTAATTCAACGTAGTTAAGAGTAATAATAAAACCACTCCACACCACAACGCCTAGGCGTACAAATGTACCTAGGATTTGAATCTCGTCTTCTGTATTTTCCTTTACCTTTGCTAGGAAGTTTTTGGGTTTGGTTCCAACTTCTTTTTCTTTAACTTGCTCCATAGTAGTTTTATAATAGGTTTAAATAATGAAACTAAGTATTTAAATAATGATTGTCCTATTAATGTGGCACCTACAGAAATAAATGCTGTAGTAGCTGCTGTAGTCATTATTGTTGTTGTTGGCATTGGGACTTCAATGTCCGTAAACGGAATACCAACAACTTGAGCTTCTGGTGGTAACGAAGGAATAGCAGGGGTAGTTGGCTGACTAGCAGGAGTCTTGCTATTGCTATTACTTTCTGGTGCCTTATCCTCTGTATTGATTCCTTCAATTCCAGGTGGAGGTCTAAGAGTGCTAGGAGGTACGACTAAGGGCTTGTAAGACGGTAAGTCAGCCCTTGGTACCTCTAGTACTGGTATAGGTAAATTAAAAGCCTCAGGGAGCGTTATAGAGGGGAATACAGGTGGTTCCCCTAAGTTCATTTCTTAACCGGAAATAGTCCGTTACGAATAAACTCAACAGCTTTGTCATCAATATCATTATCAGTTGATTGTACCAATTTGGTAAGCATATCAATGATAAGGAGCTTTACTTTTTCAGACTGTAGGAATGAAAATAGAATTGGACGGATAAGAGTAATCATAATTAATTAAGCGATTTTAGCTTTGCCTGCAGTCACTGCAGATTTAAATGAAGCCAAGTCTTCTGTAGTCCAGTAATCTTTAGCAACCATAATTTCAAGGTGCTCTACATTACGACTAACAGTATCTTTCTGTTCGTCAGTAAGAGTATTAATAGCAACCAGTTCATTGATAAGAGTAACGCTGTCACCAGCTGCACTGTAGTGCTGTGCAATTTCTGTAGATGTAAGAGTATCAGACATTTGATTTAAGAGTTTCGATTTCAGATTTAAGATCTTTGATTGCTTGAACTAAAACAGGAATTAGCTTCCCATAAGAGGCTTCAAGTTTTTCGGGGTTTGCATCCATTACCAAGCCAAGGTAATCAGCGTCGACTTCAGACTGAGCAGATTGCAGATCTTGTGCAATAAAGCCAGCCTCGTATGTTCCATCTTTAATGTTTCCATCCCTTGTTTCCCATTTAAATTTAACGGGTTGCAATGAATCAATAAAGTCAAGACCTTGAATCAAGGGTTGTACTTCTGTCTTGTCTCTGGCGTCAGACAAAGAAGATATGGTCTGCGTGTTGCAACGCAATGTTGAAGCATTAGAATTGCCTAACGTAATTTCACCAGAAGCAGTTGCAGAACTAGGATTGGCTTGATAACCAATGCTTGTATTATAGTTGCCGGTAGTTGTATTATTTCCGGCCTGCTTGCCCATAGCAGTGTTATAACTGCCGGTTGTTACAGCACTTAGAGCGTAATAACCTCCCGCATGATTCTCAGTGCCGGTAGTACACGCAGTTAGTGCGCTGTATCCAAAGGCTTGATTGTAATTGCCAGTAGTATTTGCGTCGAGAGCATACTCCCCAACAGCTGTAAATTGAAGGCCAGTCGTATTGGCCGCTGCAGCCTCCAACCCGATAGCAGTACCTCTTCCTGTAGTATTGGCATAGGCTGCGTTTCGCCCAACGGCAGTAATGAAGCCAGTGGTGGTAGAATGAGCCGCGTTAGCTCCAACTGCTGTATTAGTATTTGCGGTGGTGTTTTGTAGTGCTCCACTTCCGACAGCAGTGCTTGAGTAAAGATCTCTTGAACTTCCTGCTCCACCATTTGCTTGATAACCAATCCCTACGTTATCGCTTCCAGCTTGATTGTACCTAAGGGCAAAATAACCTAAACCCGCGTTTCTTGTACCAGTGGTATTGGTATAAAGAGCCTTGTCGCCTATTGCTACATTATAACCTCCAGTCGTAGTGTTGTATAAAGCAGAGTTGCCAACTGCAGCATTAGCACTAGCAGTTGTATTTGCTTGAAGAGTGTATCTTCCTATCGCAATATTTGCCACACCAGTTGTATTACTGTTTAGCGCGTGAATACCAATAGCTAGATTTTCGTTATGAGAAGCGTCGTCATTAGCTAAAGCGTTAAGGCCAATGCCATAACTTGCAGATGTATTAATTGAACCTTTTGAAACCTGCGGGATCGGCAGTGTTACGGAAACATCAGCAAGAGTAATTGCTGTTCCATTGTAAGTAAGAACTTGACCGTTTGACGCTCCAGACTGCAACCCTGGAATGCGTAGTTTACTGACAGAAGCATTACCTAAGGTAACCTCATTAATAGCACCAGCAGCACTAGGTTCAGCTTGATAACCAATGCTTGTATTGTTGTACCCGTTAGTAATGTTGTCACCAGCAAAGTTGCCAACAGCAGTATTAGAGCTTCCAGTAGTAACAAGTTTAAGGCTTTCTTTGCCAATGCCAACGTTGCTTGATGCAGTTGTAGCAGTGTAAAGAGCTTGATAACCTAAAGCTACGTTATTTGACCCAGTAGTGGTGTTATAAAGAGAATCACCTCCCAAGGCAACATTTTTTTCTCCTGTTGTGGAACTCTGTCCTGAATGATGTCCAACAAAAGTATTAAATTCGCCTGACGTAAGCGACTTTCCGGCACGATAACCTAATCCTGTGTTGTAACTGCCAGTGATAACTTTAAGAGCTTCCAAACCAACAGCTGTATTCTGATAGACTGCTCTACTAGTTCCAGTTGCCGCGCACGCAAAAGAACCGATAGCTACATTTTGTCCACCAGTGGTGTTTGCGTATAAAGCCTGATGGCCTAAGGCAACATTATTAGTTCCTGTAGTAGTAAGGGCTGCTGCATTGCCACCTACAAAAGAGTTATAACTGCCTGTTGTAAGACTGTATCCTGCGAAGTATCCAAATGCCTCATTGTAGTTTCCTGACGTAACAGCAGTAAAAGCACCTGTGCCTAATGCTGTGTTGTAGTTACCGCTAGTTTCTGAATCAAGAGCATTTGTACCAATACCAATACTGTTGGATTGGTCGCTGTTGTTTGATAGCCCTCCAGAGGCTACCCAATCATAATCACTACCATTCCAACTAAGTACTTCACCAGTTGCAGCAGTAGATCTATTTAAATGGGTGTCAACATCACTATCTGCATAACCAGCAGCTGGTGTCGTCCAGTCATAATCTGAACCATTCCAACTTAGAAGTTCACCATTAGAAGCGGTTGAAATATTAAGGTGTGCATCTACATTACTATTTGCATAAGCTGTAGCACCAGTTGCAATACCATTTAGCTTGGTATGATCAGCATCAGTGAACACGTTAGAATCTGTAGCTGCTTCAACTGCTGTCCTAATTTCAGCATTAGTTTGGTCTGCCGTAGCGCCTGTTTCAATACCATTTAATTTGGTATGATCAGCGTCAGTAAATACATTGGAATCTGTTGCTGCTTCTACAAGTGTACGTATCTCTGCAGCTGTTTGATCTGCTGTAGCTCCAGTCTCTATAGTATCTAGCTTTGTACCATCAGTAGCAACATCACGACCATCAACTGTACCTGTAACTGTAATGTTTCCATTGACAGCATTTGTACCTGTTACAGTAATATTACCGTTTACTGCCAATGTTTCTGCAATTTGATCAACAGTAAGTACATTACCAGCTTTAAATTTACCAATATGATCAGTACTTGATTGCCAAACTTTACCACCACTAAGTTGTTTTACTTGGTTTGCTTCAATAGCAACGCCACCCTTATCAGGATGATCACTGTAGTCAGTACCTACACCAACATATTCAAATGTATGACCACCAGTACTAATATAAGAACGTAGTGCAAAAGTAACTGCAGTGTTAGAGATTGTTTGTGATAATGCTGGTGTAATAGTTACATCCCAGCCTGAACCATTAGCAACACTACTAACTACACCATAATCATTACCGTCAACGGTAAGCATCATGTGATCAAGTGGACGGCTTACAGTGCCGTGGAAAGAACCTGCACTTGCAATAGCTCCAATAGTTACCGTAGTAGCGCCAGAACTGGCTGCACTAGCTGTCGCTGACGCAATAGCTGTAGGACTCTTACCTTCTGCAATAAGACCATAACGACCGAAGTCAGTTACACAATTGCTAAGGTTGATTTGCCCACCATTCTTTGCTTTAGCGTGGTAATGACAAAAAGTACCAAAGAACGATACTAGCTGTGCATAACCATTATTAGTAACAAGGATACCTGGACCATCAAGAGTAATCTGTGTAAATGCATCAACAACCATACTCCTAATTGGACTGGTTGTTGCAGGTACAGAACCGTCAACCAATAGACCACCACCACAAGGTGCAGATGTCTCATCACCTGCTACTGCGCTATAAGTTTGTGCGTCAGTAGATTGGAAAGTATTAGGATCAAAGTTTGCATTATCAAAATGTGCATCACTAAAGTGTGTACAGTTTTGTACATAAGGACTCTTTAGGATTACTGGGTTACCTGAACGGAACGAAACAGCAAACGGTTGATTACTAGGTAGACCATAAGTGGCATCATTATCTACAGCGTTATTTCTACTACCTTGGTCTGAAGTAGGAACCTTCAAACCTAACATGGTGAAGCCAGAGATATAAGTACCACTGTCAACTTCCCACATGTTGTTGTTTTCAGTTGCTACCGTAGGATGAATAAAACAACTACGAAGTGACTTACCAACAACAGAAATATTATTCTTTTGGATAGTTAAAGGTAAAGTTTCTTGGTATACACCAGGCTCAACAACAACCAAAGTACCGTCACCACTTGCAGAAGCATTGATTAAAGTAATTGCACGTTTAATTGTTTTGAGAGGTGACTGAGGCAAGAAACCTAAATTATTTACTTCATCAGATCCGTTAACCTGATCAACATAACGAACAATAGTTGTTCCAGCTGGTATGTATGGTGTTCCAGAAGTAAGTATTTTCCATTCACTCCCTGTCCACATGTATAGAGCATTAATACCTTCAGTAGGGTTATACCAAAACTTACCAGTTTGAGCTGAAGTTGGTTGTGAAGTACTTACAATTGCATCTAGACGTGCTGCAATAGCACCTACTGTTGCTACTTGATCGTCATCACCAGTCCAGTTTGTGTTGTATTCAGAAGTATCTGCTTTGTCAAGACCTTTGATCTTTTGAACATCAATACTTCCGTCTGCAATTGTTAGCTCAATTTCACCGTCAGATGGCCTAGTAAGTGTAATTGGGTTGCCGTTAGCTACTACAGGTGCAGAGACTTTTATTACACCTTGCTGTGAGCTAGTGCTCTTATCAGCAGTAATAACAGCATCACCAGATGTGTACGTCACATCAATGGCATGCCCCTCATTAATAGAAACAACACCTTTATTTGATTTGGAGCTGATTTCACCTGCAACTGTAATAGCACCATTGTTAAAGGTAAGGTCAATACCTTCGCCTTCATCAATACTCATTACACCTTTCTGTGTACGTGTGGCATTAATACCACTAATGAGCATTTCATCTCCAGAGTTTGAACCACTCTGGGTCTTTGTTAACTGAATGCCTTGTGCAGTACTACTAGTAATGTCTGAGGCAATGATGTTTCCTAATTGCAGCCTGTTGACTGCATCTGTATCTGTTTCGGCTGGTGCTAGGTTTACAACACGATTGGTATTCATGTTTAGGCTTGCACCTACCTCAGGGAAGAATCTATCTACCTTAAGGTCTCGAAACTCCTGGCTTACTCGTAGTAGTTGACTAAAGTTGCTGTCTAAATCTTGACCACGGATGGAGCTTCCAGGTGTAAAATTAGGGATCTTTAAAGCGTTAAAGTCTGAACGCCTTAGGATCAATACATTTCCAGTACCACTTGGCGTTGCACTATTAAAGGTAACCGTAGTTCCTGAGATTGTGTAATCAGCAGTGACTGCTTTTACGTCGTAAACGTCTGTAGTAGTATTGTAAATATAGACAAATACATCATCATTCTCAAATGCAGCTGCACCAGTTGTGAATGTTGTACCGCCGCCATTTACTCTAGAAAATGTTTGTGTTAAAGCTGGGTTTTCAATTGTCATAATTGTTGATACTTAGTATATCTTGTAGTGGTTTAACCTGAGAGTTACGGGCTTGAATATTGTCGAGCTTGATTGCATCTTGGTCAGCTACAAGTTGCTCTACTAATGGTTCACTTTGGATTGAAGCCCAAGCTCTACTTTTAGCTTCGCTGAAAATCTGACCAATCTTAGTGTTATGCATATAAGCAATCATTGGGTCTCGACCTTCGCGACCGTTTAGACGATCACCTTCCATTTTTTGCATAGAACTTTGCACATCTTTTCTAGCAGCAAGTTCATTTAACTTAGCTTCTAGATTTTGCTCCCCTAAAGCTTTCATATACAAAGAACGAACTTGAGCAGAGTCACCAAGGTCGTAACCACCGGCACTCATAATTGAAACTCGTGAATCAAAATTACTATCTAAGAATAACCTTCGTCCAGGTGTCATCTCATCAATAGAAAAATTAAAGGGAAGGACACTGTTAACAAGGCGTTGGGCAAAGTTCCAATCCTTTAACGGTTTACCATTTAAGATGTCGTATTTAATACCTAACGGTTCACCAGCAATTTGTTCAGCAAATAGGTTACGGTTTCTAATACTGTCTCCAATACCAGAATTAAGTTCACGCATATAAGGTGTGACAATACGACCAAAGTCATTTCTCAGTCCAGCCAAAGGAACAGAGTTATTAATAAAATTAGCAAGGATTCTGTTTCCTTTGCCAGGTTCCATAGACACAAGATCTACGAGGTCACTAATACCAGCTAGATAAGATTTAGATGTAGCCGAACCTGCTATAGCAAGGCCAATCTTTAAAAACTTATCTTCAGTCCATTCTGGACCCATCAACTCAGAATTGTCACCAATATCAGCAATAGAAGCTAAGATAGTACCAAAGGGTTCAAAGGTGTCATAACTCATCCATACACCACCAATTTTGATGCTACGTGGCTTATAACCTGCATCAATCCAAGATCTACGTAAAGCTCTATCTTGTGGACCGTTGCCAGTGATTTCGTCAGACATGTACTTTTGCACAGCCATAAACGTAACACCAGAACCAATTATTTGACGACCAGTAATAAGTGCCTTTTCGTTAGCAAGATCGTCTGCTGTTGTAATGCCATATTTAGAAACTAAAGATAAGTCATCAGCACTAGAACGGAATACATCCAAAGAACGCTTATGAAGAGCACCTAA